TCATTGCGCCTAGCGCAAGCAATTATCAACAACACAAAATAAGTTTCTGCTACAAAAGTAGTAGATCGAAGTCGGAGCGACATTCACACCCTAAAAGCGCCGTGAACAGAATCGCCACCACCTCAAACCCACATTCACACAACTCATAGGAGATCACTAAATGTCATATTTTGACAATGTAGTAGAGCGCCGCGATGCAGTTAAGGCTGAAATGGATGCAATTCTTGAGGCAGTAGCCGCAGAATCACGCACCGACCTAACTGAAGAAGAAACAACAAAGGTTGATGCCCTTGTTGAAGAATCACGCGCACTAGACGAAAAGATTGAAAAGCTAACTGCGCAGGCAACTGCAGATGCTAAGGCATCAGAGGCACGCGCAGCAGTCAAGGCAGTAGTTACACCTGTTGGTGGAACAACTGTTACACGCGAAGCACGCACATACTCACCAGAGGCTGAAGTTTCATTCGTGAAGGATGCGTACAACGCACAATTCAAGAATGACTACGCTGCACAAGAGCGCCTTGCACGCCACACAAAGGAAGAAACAATCGAGCGCCGCGCAGTTGGAACATCTGCCTTTGCTGGTCTTGTAATTCCGCAGTATTTAGTAAATCTAGCTGCCGAGTTTGCTCGGGCTGGCCGACCAACTGCAGATTTTGCAACTACAAAGCACACATTGCCTGCTGCTGGTATGTCATTGGAAATCAGCCGTATGACAACAGGAACATCAACTGCAATTCAGGAAACACAGAACACTGCAGTTTCTTTGACAGACCCTGATGACACACTACTTTCAATTCCTGTACGCACCATCGCAGGCCAAGCTGATCTATCACGCCAGGCGGTAGAAAGAGGAACAGGTATTGACACATTTGTTGTTGCTGACCTAATCCGTTCATGGCACACAACAGTTGATGCACAGGTTCTAAATGGAACAGGCTCAAATGGTCAGTTCACAGGTATTCGCAATGCTGGTGGAAATGCAATCACTTACACAGCAACAACACCAACAACTGCACTTCTTTACTCAAAGTTGGCAGATGCGTACCAGCAAGTTGAAAGCAATGTTTTCATTGCACCAACTCACATCATCATGCACCCACGCCGTCTAGCAGCAATTCTTGCTTCATCAGACACAACAGGCCGCCCAATCGCAGTACCAACTGCAAACGGTCCAATGAACTCAGTTGCAGCAGGCGCAGGATTAGCTCAATACGGTAACTCAGGTTACTCAATCATGGGCCTACCTGTTGTTACTGATGCAAATGTTGGCACTGCATACGGCGCAGCAACAAACCAGGATGAAATCTATGTTGTTGCAGCACCTGAAATGCACCTTTGGGAGCAGGCTGGGTCACCATTCGCGCTTTCATTCGATCAGACAATTGCAGGGTCATTGACTCTCAAGACAGTTGTTTATGGTTACGGCGCGTTCACTGCAGGGCGTTACCCACTAGCAGCCTCAATTATTTCAGGCACTGGTTTGGTAGCACCAACTTTCTAATCGAAAGTTAACAAATTGTAAGAGGCGGGTTTTTCTCCCCCGACTAACCCGCCTCTTACTTCTTAAATGATTCGGGGGAATCTATGAAGTCAGCACATAAAGTTTCAATCGGCAGTTGTGACCCAGGAACAGTTAACGGCGGGTTTGCGTTTAGCTTGATTCAGGTTGCTCAGTCACGATCATCACGACTTGGCCCATTTGTTCGCATCAAAGGTTCAGGTTTGCTTTCAAAGCAACGCAATCGCTTGGTTAAGCAATTCTTAGAAACCAAATCTGATTGGTTGCTAATGATGGATTCAGATGAGCAACTATCTGTTGAAGCATTTGATAAGTTAATTGAAACGGCGCACGATACAGAGCGCCCAGTTGTAGCAGGTTTGGTATTTGCCAGTTTTGAAACAGGCTATCCATACCCACAACCAGTGCCAACAATTTTTGAAGATGCCCCTGAAGGCTTCTTGCCATTAAATAAATACGATAAAGATTCAGTTTTCCAAGTAGATGCAGCAGGCACTGGATGTTTGCTAATCCACCGCAGCGTGCTTGAGGCAATTCAGGCAGATGCCGACCCACACCAGGGCAAAGATTGGTGTTGGTTTTGGGATGGACCTATCAACGGTGAATGGATTGGCGAAGATTTACAATTTTGCCGCCGTGTTCGCTCTTTAGGTTTTCCAATCTATGTTCACACAGGCGCGATACTGCCTCACTCAAAAAGCTACTGGTTAGATGATAGGCAGCACGATATATGGAACGCATAAAACGAATTTTAAGAATTAAGGTAAAATCAAAGGAAACCGCTACCGCCGTTCCACAACTGGAACGCGCAATGCTTCCCAAAGTAGAAACGAGAATAAAGCGTGGCGATCACTAACGGTTATTGCACACTGAACGATGTAAAGGCAGCCTTGAATCTTGAAGATTCATTGGACAATGCTGCCCTTGAACTTGCCATTGCAACCGCTTCACGCCAAATTGATGATTATTGTGGCCGCTTTTTTTACAAGGATGGCACCGAATTATTGCCTGCAACTCGTTACTACACGCCTGACAACTGGTGGATTCTCCCCATTGATGACTTTGTGAGCATTACACAACTTGCAACTGATGATTTTTTTGATCAAAACTACTCAACTATTTGGAATATCTCAGACAGAATGTTTGAGCCTGTTAACAACCCTTCCCGTGGATGGCCACGCAACCGCATTTTGGCAATCGGTTCCTATGTTTTCCCACAATTATTGCCGCAATCTGTTCGTGTTAAAGGTGTATTTGGCTGGTCTGAAGTGCCTTATGAGGTAAAGACTGCAGCAAAAATTCAAGCCGCACGCCTGTTCCTTCGCAACCAATCACCATTTGGCATTGCTGGCAACACAGATTTAGGAACAGTTCGCTTGGCTGCAAAGCTAGATGCCGATGTTGAGGCACTGTTGCGCCCCCTACGCAAGAACAATGGCATGGCCGTATAATGTTGCCAAGTGAGGTTAGAAATGGCTTAAAAGCCAACCTAGAGACTATTAAAGGGATGCGCGTTTATGAACTAATCCCTACGGTGCCAGTTGCACCAGCAGCCATCGTTGGCCAGTTAGATTTCACATTTGATTTGAACAATGCCCGTGGTTTAGACCAGGCAAACCTTGATGTTGTTGTTTTGGTTCAGCGTTTTACAGAGCGTTCAGGCCAAAACGATCTTGATAAGTACCTTGCAGGCAGCGGGGCTTACTCAATCAAGGCAGCAATTGAATCTGATTTAACTCTTGGTGGGGCTTGCAACACTTTGCGTGTCACATCTGCCGAAGCGGGAACTTATGCCGCTGGGGATATTGAGTTTCTTTCGTACCGTTACCGTCTCACCGTTTGGGGATAAGGAGAAAAATGAGCTACACAGTCACATCGGATGTATTCACACCGAAGAAGAAAGGTGAATCAATCACCGAGAAAGAATTGCTTGAACTAGGCCTCAACATTGATGCCTTAGTTGCAAGTGGACATCTAAAAAACACCGCAGCAATCAAACCAGTAGAGGAAGTAAAATAATGCCACGCTTAGTATTAACAGATGTATCAGTAACAGTAAATGGTGTTGACCTTAGCGCGTTTTTAACTAGCGTTACACTTTCAACAAGTGTTGATGTAGTAGAAACTACAGGAATGGGAAGCGCAGCATCAAAAACCAGGCTGCCTGGGTTAAAAGATAATTCTGTAACGCTAGAATTTAATCAGGATTTTGCAGCACTAGGACCTGAAGTATCAATCAATGCAGTTGGCTCATCACTTGTTGGAACATCACCAACTGTTATTATCAAGCCAACAACAAGTGCAGTCAGTGCAACCAATCCTTCATATTCCTTCACGGCCGTTTGCTCAGAGTGGCAAAACCTTCAAGGTGGCGTGGGCGAGTTATCAACGATTTCTGCAACTTGGCCAATCTCAGGCGCAATCACAAAAGCTATTGCATAAATGCCACGCCTTGTTCTCAATAACGCTTATGTGCTATTTGCAAGTAGCGACATTTCGGAATTTGTGACACAGATAGAATTGAAAACAAGCGTGGATACAATTGACACAACTCAAATTGGCGCACAATCAAGAACGCGCCAGGCTGGTGTGTTTGATAATTCTGTAACTTTTCAGTTCAATCAAGATTATGCCGACAATCAACTTGAAAGGGTTGTCAATGGTACTTCAATGGCAAATACGCGACTTGGAACATCTGTTCCAATGGAAATTAGGCCAGTCAATGCTGCAGTAAGTGCAAACAATCCAAAATATACATTCAATGCAATAATTACTGAATGGCAATCTGTATCAGGTGAATTGGGAAGCCTATCCACTGTTCAGGTTTCGTGGCCAATTTCAGGCAATATAACAAAATCAATCGTATAAACTAGGGGGAAAAGATGGATGGATTAGCGGTAAAGGTAAAGACAACCGATGGTGTTGAGGCTTCTTACAGGTTAACGCCTCGCATCATCGTTGCATTTGAGCAAAACTTTGGTGCAGGTATGCCAAAGTTGCTTGGAGAACAACAAAAAATTGAACATATCTATTGGCTTGCTTGGAAAGCGATGCAGGTTAATGGAGTTGTTGTAAAACTTTTTGGACCTGAATTCTTAGATACTATCGTAAGCGCGGAATTGGACAGTGATAGTTCTTTCGAATCCACCGCAACAGCCTAACTTATACGATTGCAGCCGTTGCGGTTGAAACAGGTATTCCCATCAGTGATTTACTTGATGCGCCTGAAGGTATCTTGGAAGCAATCATGATCTATATGAAGGAACGAGCTAAAGCCAATGGCGGATGAAGTAATTGTTCTTACGGGTATCAAAGAAACAATTGATGCCTTAAAAGAATTTGATAAAGATGCCGTTAAGCGTTTCAACAAGGTTATCAATACTGAACTTGCTGGCGCTCAAAAAGATGCTCGTAACATCATTAGTGAAGAACCACCAATGAGCGGTTGGCGTAAGGCAGATGCTGCCAAAGGCCGCACTCGCGGTGGTGCTGGTTGGCCAGGGTGGAACGCTGGAGAAATCAAAAGCAAAATTACAAAGACAAAATCGCAAGGCAAGGTTCGTGGCGATTACACAACAAGTGCTGGAGCGTTGCTAAATAAATCTGCAGCAGGTTCAATTTTTGAAGTTGCTGGTCGTGTTGCATCAGGAACTAAACGAATGACTGCACAATCCTCAAGCGGCCAGTTTTTACGCACAATTGGCAACAGATTTGGCAAGGCTTCGCGTGTAGTATGGCGCGTTGTAGATAAAGATAGAGCAAAAATTGAAGAAAATGTAAATCGTGCTTTAGAACAAGCAAAAGCCGATTTACAAAAACACCTACAGGGAGAGCGAGCTAAATAAATGGCAGTTGGCGCAGTTGTAGCCCGCATCCTCACCCAGTATTCTGATAAAGGTTCAAAGGCTGCTCAAAAAGATATTAACAAACTTGGTAAAAACATTGATAGATTTGCCAAGAAATCTGCAAAAGCATTTGGTGTTGCTGCTATTGCAAGCGCTGCCCTTGCAGCCAAGATTGGCAAAGATGCAGTTCAGGCTGCAATGGAAGATCAAAAATCTCAGGCATTACTTGCTAATTCTTTACGCAATACAATTGGTGCATCAGATGCGCAAATTGTAAGTGTAGAAAAAAACATTACGGCGCTTCAAAAACAATTTTCAGTAGTAGATGATGAGTTGCGCCCCGCTTTTGGTCGTTTGACGGCAGCCTTTGGTTCAACTGCTGCTGCACAAGAAGCGTTACAAATAGCTTTAGATGTAAGCGCATTTGCAAGTGTTGATTTAGCAACTGCATCTGATGCAATTATTAAAGCAAGTCAAGGACAAAATAAGGCTTTGTCTAAGTTAGTGCCTGGTATTGGTGCTGCAACATTGGCAACAAAAGATTTTGGCAAGATTACAGATAAAGTTTCAAAGATTGTCGGCGGTGCCGCTGCTACTCGCGCAGGCACGCTTGAAGGTAAAATGGCTGGCCTTAAAATTGCATTTGGCGAAGCAATGGAAACTTTGGGTTATGCCCTTTTGCCAGTTCTTGAAAAATTTGCCACTTTGCTTACAACTCAAATACTGCCAAAGGTTGAAGCATTTGTTGAACTTAACAAAGACAAATTAGCAGCAGGATTTGCAGTTGCTGCAGAAATGGCATTTAAGTTGCTTACAGTTGCAATCGCATTTTCAGACTGGTGCGCAAATAATATGGGTATCGTAAAAGGTATGGCGGCGCTTATCGCTGGAATGTTCGTTGTGGGTCGCATCGCAGCCTTTGTAACTGCAATACAAGGCCTCATTGGTGTATTTGCACTATTGCGAACAACCGCACTTGGAGCCGCAGTAGCAACTGCCTTTGCAACAGGCGGTGCAAGCATTGCTTTAGGCGCTGCAGCACTTGCAACGGCAGGCATTGGTGTTTACACCCTCAATCAAATGGTTGGGCCTAATGGAAAGGCTAATGCTGCAAAGAAAAATGCCTTGCAGAGCCGTAGTGGTGTCAGCCCCCGTGGTAATACGAACAATCGCGACTTTAGCGTTACACCTGTTACTAGCGCCCTTGATAAATTTACAACAGGTTTGAAAGATGCAACAAAAGCGCAAAAAGATAAACTAATCAATGAAGCAGCAGCAAAGAAAAACTTAGAACGCCAAAAGATGCTTTCAAAAACACCAACTATCTTAACTGGTAGCGGCAGGTTGTCTATGACAAATAGTGGTTCAAATGTCATTGTCAATGTTGCAGGTTCAGTTACTACTCAACAAGATTTGGTAACAAGTATTGTTAACGGAATTGAACGCACAACTCGCCGTAGCTTTGGAAGCGTTGGAGCGTTTGACAGAGTGGCAATTCTCTAATGCCAGCCTTTGATGGTATAACTTCGCCTGCAGTCACAGTTCAATTTTTAATGAGTGGCTCATTTGTTACTGTTGCAACTACCGATGTAATCAGCATAAACATTCGCCGTGGTAGAACACGCCAAAGTGAACGCGATCAATGCGGCACTGCCGATATTATTCTCAATAACTTCAGCGGTATCTATAACCCTGATGCAACCAGCGGCACTTATGTTGTCGGTGGTGTAAGCATCCTTCGTGATGGCTTACAAATGCGCATTGTGGCAACTATCGGTGGGGTTGCATACAACCTTTACTACGGCTTCTTGGAAACAACAAGAGTAGATCAGGGTGAGGCACCATCGGTGACTATGACCTTTGTTGACGGCATTGCCTACATCGCCGATGCCCAGGCACCAGCACTTGCTGCTGCCGCGAACGCTGAAACCGCAGCCACTCGCGTTGGCCGTATGTTAGACATTGTGGGCTGGCCAAGTGGCGCATCACGCTCACTGACAGGTTCAGTGGGGATGCTTGCCACGGTGCAGAATCAATCTTGTATGGCAATGATTTACCAAGCAGTTGATAGCATCGCTGGCCGTTTCTATATCTCACGCAACAATGTTGCAACCTTGGTACCTCTTGCTGATAAGTTCAGCCGCCCAACCCAATTGCTCTTTACTGATACAAGTGCAACCAACACTGTTGGCTATATGGAATTATTTACAAATCCTGGCACTTATTATGTTGTAAATCAGGCGGTAGTAAATCGTGGCAATGCCAATAAGCAATACACCTCAACTTACAATATAAGCAAGAACAAATACGGTATTGCTAAAAATATTTTTGATGCACCTGTTGCTACAGATAGCAACGCGCAGAATCTAGCTCTTTATGAATCACGCAAATTAGCCGAGCCGCTTACCTATGTTGAGCGCATTGACTTTAACGCATTGGCACTTGCCGATTATGGTCCTTTGTATCCTGATTTTCTAGCAACAGAACTTGGCGATCAAATAAGCGTTGTGCGCTCAGGCACTCAATACAACCTAGTGGTCGAAGGTATGGCGTTTGTAATTGAGCAAAACAATTGGATGATGTCATACACAACCAGCGCAATCAACCCGTATTCAATTACAATTTAGGGGGTAGATGATGCCATTATGTCCACAAATCACTAACACCCCTATCACAGTTTCTTTAACTGCAGATTTTACAGTTACCAATGTTTTACCAGTATTGGCAGCTAACACTCAACAATTAGCAGCAACTGATGCTGCAGTTACTGCAGCGGTGGCAACGGCAAATGCGGCAGCGGCTACGGCTGGAACTGCACAAAGCACTGCCAATACCGCCCTTGCCAATGCAGCAACTGCCTATGCAGAGGCAATTGGTTCGCTTCAGCCAAGTGCTGACACGATAGTTAACGCTTCAAATCAAATGACTGCAATTTCAGCAAATGGCATAACAGTTTATTCAGGCTCATCGCCATCAAGCGGTGCGCGTGTTGTTATGAATTCAACTGGCCTTGCTGGTTTTGATTCGGGCGGAACTGCAAGTTTTTCAATCAGCGCTTCAACTGGAGCTGCAGTATTTAGAGGAAACATCACCACTGGTGCAACAATCACTGGTGGCACAATGAACATTGGTGGCAATGCTATCATTGATGCAAGCGGTTTATTGACTGCAACAGGTGCCACAATCACAGGCACGATCAATGCAACCGCTGGTTACTTTGGAACTGTAAGCAATGGTTTTTCAATTAGCTCAACAGGTTTGGTTGGGGTTGGCAGCGGAATCATTGTTGGCGGAACAATTACAACTAGCTCAGGTTCAAATTCTGTATCTTTGGTTGGCTCAAGCAACTCATTAACATTCAAAAATGGCGGCAGCAATGTAGGCCATATTGTGCCACTTTCAAGCAATGGTGTGATTATGCACTACGGCGCAACCGCCGATGGCTCAGGTGGAACATTCCCACAAATGTTCGTTGGCTCGGCAAATGCTTCAATGTCTGCCAGTTCAACACATAGCGTTGGTGTTTCAACATCAATTGGAATCAACTTAACTGCATCAAGCGGTGGCATCAACTTAAACAGTCAAACAAATTACTCAGGAATTGCAACAGGTTCTGGAACAGATGTTGTTTGTGTTACAACAGGTTCACGCTTGGCTCTTAAATCCTCATCTGAACGATTTAAGAAAAACATTCAATACATCTCAACTGATGGATGGTTAGACAAAGTTCTATTGATGCAACCAATTACTTATCAAACAAACGATGACTTCGTTGTTGGCGATGAACCTAACGAATCACAAATTGGTTTCCTTGCTGAAGATATTGCAGACATTGGCGGTGGATTAGAAAAGGCAGTTGTCCTTGACCCGCTAGGTGACCCATTCTCATTGTCTTATGACCGTTTAACTGTTTTCTTAATGCTTGCAATTAAGGAACTCAAAGCTGAAATAGATCAACTCAAGGGGGAATAATGGAACAAGAGATAGACATTCAAGAAGTCTTAAAAAATATGCGTGAAACCATCGGCGTACTTGCCCAGGAAAACGCAGTGCTAAAAGCACAATTAACAACTAACTCATAACGGGAGAACCGCGCAAATGACACCAGCAAACTGGGCAGGCTTAATTGTCTCAATCATCGCAATCGTAAGTGGATTTGCAGGGGCAGTTCGATGGCTTGTAAAGCATTACCTTTCCGAACTCAAGCCGAATAGTGGCAGCTCGATGCGTGACTCGATCAATCGGCTAGAGGCTCAGATGCAAATTGTTTTAGATTTGTTGGCAAAAAAGTGAAGTTAGCAAAAAAGGCATCACCAGCGGCAGTGGCGGTGCTACGCCAAGCCACCGCCCTGAAGCCATTGCGTAAGAAGTTATCTGATGGGCTATTGCCATCTGCTGCCCATCAGGTTCAAAATCCAAAGTCAGATCACAATACTGGCCTAGCCGTGGACCTTACCCACGACCCTAAAGGTGGCATTGATTGCGTTGAAATCTTTGAAAAGCTAAAAGAGGACAAGCGCGTTGATTACTTGATTTTCAACGGCAAAATTTGGTCAAAGGCAAGAGCCAAAGAAGGCAACCGCAAATACAGTGGTTCAAATCAACACACGAAGCATCTTCACATTTCCATCAAGGAAGATATGGCAACAGATACATCACCCTGGTTTTGGTGGCTTAATCAGCCCAAAATAATTACACAAATCGGTGCTAAAATCATACCGATTCCTGCTAAAAAAGCATACAAAGCCGAAGTTTGCACTTGCTGCAAAGTTCACGGCAAGAAATAAGGGAGCAATCAAATGGAACAATTCAAGCAAATCACACTTTCTTGGTTTCGTGCAGCAGCAGCGGCAGCAATTGCCCTATATCTTGCGGGCGAGACTGATCTAAAGACTCTTGGAATGGCTGCCCTTGCTGGCGCTGCTGGTCCAATTCTCAAGTGGCTAGATTCATCAGCCGTAGATTTCGGCAGAGGCTCAAAGTAATCCACCCTTAAATTTTGGAGTAATTAAATGGCAGCAGGTACCTTAAATTTTACGATTGAACAAGGGGCAACTTTTAATCTTTTGCTTACTTGGAAAATCAACAATGTTGCGGTTAACCTCACTGGTTATACTGCTCGCCTAGCAGCACGCGTTGATGTTGAGGATACTGAAGTAATCCTTTCACTTACAACAAGCAATGGTGGAATTACTCTTGGTGGCGCACTTGGTACAATCAGCTTAGATCAAACCGCAGTTCAAACAACACTTTTGCCTGCAGGAACTTATGTTTATGACCTTGAATTGATTGCATCAAATGCAACAGTTACACGGTTGGTACAGGGTGAACTCAACATCAGCGCCGAGGTGACTCGATGAGTTCAATCGTTTATGTATCTTCAAGCACCACCAGTGTAATTGCTGAAATTGCATCACCTGCCGAAGTAATCATTTCAAACCTTCAGGGTCCTCAAGGTGCTTCAGGCCCTGCTGGTGCATCTGGAAGTATCGGCGCAAGCGGTGCTACTGGTGCGACTGGTGCGACTGGTGCTACTGGAATTCAAGGAAATGTTGGAGCCAGTGGAGCCACGGGCGCAACTGGTGTTCAGGGTAATGTTGGTGCGACTGGTGCTACTGGAAATGTTGGCGCAACTGGCCCGACAGGGGTTTCAGGTGCGCCGTCAACTGTACCTGGTCCAACTGGTGCCACTGGAATTCAGGGCGATGTTGGTGCGACAGGTGTTGCTGGAGCAGTTGGAGCAACTGGAGCGACAGGAAGTGTCGGAGCAACTGGTGCGACAGGACCTCAAGGTGTAATTGGTGATACTGGAGCGACAGGTGTTGCTGGAGCAGTTGGAGCAACTGGAGCGACAGGTGTTGCTGGAGCAGTTGGAGCAACTGGAGCGACAGGTGTAAGTGGAAGTGTTGGCGCTACAGGTGCGACTGGAAATGTTGGAGCCACGGGTGCAACAGGTCCACAAGGTCAATCTTCTTCTTTCTATGATTACAAAATCAAAACATCTGCTACAACTGGTAACCCAGGTACAGGATTTTTGCTTTACAACAATGCAACTCAAACCAGTGCAACAGAACTTAATGTTAACCACATTGATAATGATGGCGTTGACATCAACATTTTTATTCACTTACTAGGACCAAACGATGTAATTGTTTTGCAAGATTTGAATAACTCTGCAAACTTTCAAAAGTTCACAATCACTGCAGCTTTGATTGAGCAAACTGGATACGATCAAATTCCAGTGTCCTTCCTTGCTTCAGGCGGAACTGGCACAACAGGTTTTGCAAACAATCACCAAGTGTTTCTAGCCATCGTTTCAGGTGGCGTTGTTGGTGCAAGTGGTGCTACTGGAGCAACTGGAGCAACTGGAGCAACTGGCGCGACAGGAAGTGTCGGGGCTAGTGGAAGTATTGGCGCAACTGGTGCGACAGGTCCGCAAGGAAATGTTGGCGCAACTGGAAGTGTCGGTGCTACTGGCGCAGTTGGAGCAACTGGAATTCAAGGTGTTCCTGGAGATGTTGGAGCAACTGGTGCTACTGGAATTCAAGGAAATGTTGGTGCCACTGGTGCATCAGGTGCAGTCGGAGCAACTGGAGTTGCAGGCAGTAATGGTTTAGATGGTGCCACTGGTGCGACAGGTGCAACTGGTGTTCAAGGAAATGTTGGAGCAACTGGTGCGACAGGTGCAACTGGTGTTCAAGGAAATGTTGGAGCAACTGGTGCGACAGGTGCAACTGGTGTTCAAGGAAATGTTGGAGCAACTGGTGCAAGTGGAGTTGCAGGAATTGACGGAGCAACTGGTGCTACAGGTCCAAGTGGAAGTAACGGCGCAGTTGGAGCGACAGGTGCTACAGGTCCAAGTGGAAGTAACGGCGCAGTTGGAGCGACAGGTGCCACGGGAGCAACTGGAGCAGCCTCAACTGTTCCTGGACCGACAGGTGCAACAGGAAGTGCTGGTGCAACGGGTGCCACTGGCCCATCTGCGGCCTTTGCGCAAGCATCAATGCCAACAGGTGTACCAAATGGCTCAGTGTGGCTAGATACAGATGCAACATCTACTTCAATTTTCCAGCAATACTGGCGCAAGGCGATCACAAGCTCGATTACCACAATCAGCGGCGCAGATGATTACGCTTACACGCTTGCCTACACAGTTGGCTTTGAAGATGTGTACCTCAACGGTGTGCTTCTTGTTCGCGCCGTGGATTACACGGCTACCAACGGCACATCAGTTGTTTTGACAACTGCCACCACATCAGGTGATTATGTTGAGATCATTACAACGGCCACCTTTAGCGCGGCTAACACTTACACCCAGGCGCAGACATTGGCGCTACTGCAGGATTCAATCATTGCTGACATAATGAACATCTACTAAAGAAAGTTGTAACTAATGGCAACTACTTCAAAAGCGCTCTTTCGCGGGGCTGCAACAACAACGACCACAACCACCCTTTACACGGTGCCAGCTTCAACAACAACTGTTGTCACTGACATTGTTGTTACAAATACTGCAGGTGCCGTTGGTTCGTTCACAATTTTACTTGATGATGTAAGCATTGCTACAACAGTTTCAGTTGGCGCGTATGATTCAACAGTTATTCCAATCAAACAAGTCCTTGCAACGACAAAAACGATCAAAGGTGGCGCATCTGCGACCACAATCAATTTTCACATCTCAGGTGTTGAGATTTCCTAAATGGCAAACAATAACAACATCTATAAGATGAGTAATGCGGGCGGTTTCAAATCGCTCAACCGTTACTACAATATGTTGGCAGGCAATGCAGTGTGGAATCCGTTCGAACCTGCAGGTGCTTACGAGTCAATTGCTACTGCCGTAGGCACAGGCTCTAGCAACACTATTACCTTTAGTAGCATCCCTAGCACTTATCAGCATTTACAGATCAGATACATTGGTCGTGTAACAAACTCAGACACAGCAGATAACATCTTTGTGCAGTTTAACTCAGACACAGGATCTAACTATGCTTGGCATTATTTACAAGGTGATGGAGCATCTGCAGCGGCAAGTGGAGCAACTAGCCAATCAAAGATTTTGTCTGGAAGAGTTTCGGCTGCAACAGCTGGGAGCGATGTTATGGGAGCAGGAGTATTAGATTTATTAGATTATTCCAAGGCCAATAAGTATAAAACTCTACGCACTCTAACTGGTCAAGATAGAAATGGCGGCGGCGTGTCAGTTATGACAAGCGGATTGTGGCAAAATACAGCAGCAGTTAGCACAATTACAATTACCAATGGTAGTGGCACTAACTTTACTACGACTACACAATTCGCCCTATACGGAATTCGGGGGAACTAACTATGCCAGCAGGAAATACATACGAAGCAATTGCTAGCACTACACTTACTGGGACGGCATCATCAATAGATTTTACTAGCATTAGTTCTGCGTATACTGATTTAGTACTTATTTGCTATCTGCAAGATAGTGGTACTGCTTCATATATTAGAATCAACGGTGATTCTGGGTCTAACTATTCCCGTAATATCATTTATGGTAGTGGTGGTTCGGCTGCTGCTTACCGAGATTCGGGTACAACTATTCCAGCAGGTGGTCAAGCAAGTCCAAACTTTGCTCCACAGATTTTTCAATTTATGAACTACTCAAATACCACTACATATAAAACTGTTGTTTACAGACAAAATGAAGCAGCAAACTTCATATCAGCGGGTGTAAGTTTATGGCGTTCAACAAGTGCTATCAATCGAATAACACTTAATGCAACATCAACTAACTCATTGCAGGCTGGTACTCAAGTTTCACTCTACGGAATAAAGGCTGCCTAAACTATGCCAGCAAATTATGTTTTACTAGAAAAGATCACAGTCGG